TTATCACTCAGGTTTTAATTATATTGAGTCACATAACGATAAAGAAGTTCATATCAATGCCTATACAGGTGGTGCTGCTGAAAACATGGCTAAGTTTAAGCCAAACGGAGCCGTAGAATTATATCACAATAATGTTAAAAAATTTGAGACAAAATCCGATGGAGTTGATATAACAGGCGAGTTGCAATGTGATTCTTTAGATGTCGATGGTGCTGCTACTTTTACAGGTGCAGATGTTACTTTTCAAGGTGCAAACTATAATGCTTTTTGGGATCAAAGTGCTAGTCAATTTCAGATAGAAGATAACGCTAAAATTGTTTTTGGCTCAAGCCAAGACCTACAAATCATACATAATGGAAATTCACTTATAACAAATACAGCAGGCCAGATTTTAATACGATCTACAACAGGACTGCAATTAGGATCAACTAGTGGCGAAATTTATTTAGCTGCTGTAGAAAATGCTCAAGTTGGTTTATATTACAATAATTCTCAAAAATTAGAAACCCTTAGCGGAGGGGTGCAAGTTAATGGAACTTGTACAGCAACAACTTTTTCTGGAAGTGGTGCGAGCTTAACTAATATTCCAGCACCAGCTAACGCTGCTTTTGCTTGGATTAATTTTAATAGCACTAACAATTCAATACGAGGAAGCTATAACGTAAGTTCTATTTCAGATCATGGCACTGGTAATTTTTCAGTTAATTTTAGTAATAATGCCTCAAATAATAACTATGCTGTTCAAATTAATGGAACGAATACTACAAGTAATACTGCAATCTCATTTTTACTTTCAGCTAGTGGGCCAAATTTAAACTCTAACGCTTATTCAGATGGTAATTTTTCTACAAGTTCTTTCAGGTGGGTTATGGGTTATGGACCATCTTCTGTTTCTATGGATTCAAACCTTGTTTGTGCTACTGTCCACGAATCATAATTGTGCTATTTTATAAATAATTATTAATTTAAAATGTCAGCTATTACTGAAAAACAAGTACTTCAATGGAAAGAAGAGTTAAAAAGCCACAAAGAAAGACTTACACAGGCACAAGCTGTTGTTGAGCAAGAAACTAAAGTTATTTCAATGATTGAGGGCGGGATTCAGTTTGGGGAGAACTTGTTGAAACAGTCCGCAGAAGCAGACCAGAAATCAGGTACAGTGGAGCTAAACCAACAAGCAGAGCCAAAACCATCAGAGTAATTGGTACGCTTGCTTTAATTAACGCTTCTTTAATCATGTTTCAAAAAATAGCGAACATTCTTTCTATAGTGTCCTTCGTATTGGTGTCATCTGTCATCGGTGGAGGGTATTTTGGTTATAAATATGTAACATCAGAACAGTTCCAAACCAAAATGATGAATAAAGTTCTTGGAGGAGTTGGAGATATGATGCCTAAAGTATTAGATGAGGGCTTACCTGAGATGGTACAGCCATCAATAGATATACCAGATGGTTTTGGTATCTAATGAATTGTTATTGGTGCGGTACAGAATTAATCATAGGTGGTGACATTGATATTGAAGATGGAATGGTTGGTTATCCTGAGTTTTCGGTGATGACTAATTTATCTTGTCCTAAATGCCATGCAGAAGTAGAAGTTCTTAAAAAAAGAGATGCTTTTGATTAATGGTATTTGGATTTTTAAAAAAATTAGTTAAATATTATATAGATAAATTAATTAACTGGTTACGGATGCAAAGGTTTAACTTAGAGCTTGATAATGACATAAAAAAATATCACGAAGAATTAGATAAAAAAGTAAAGAAACCAAAGATTGTAGAAACTGGTAAATTTGGAGAAGATGGCTGGTCTATTTCTATAGGAGATGTAGAAGATGGAGATACCTG